TTCTCTCGGAGCGTCAAGACGGGGTCACCACCGAGAGACCGGGGCTAACGATCTTGAACGTGACGTGCGCCTCATATGCCCCGTCGTCGGTAGCTTCCTCGGCGTACTTGGTGGGGAGTCCGGGGAACCGGATCGCCCGTGTGGCGAACGCCGGATGCTGGAGCTCGTAGTTGCGTGCGACCGGAGTGGAGGCGTCGTAGTCGGTTTTCAGCGCGACGTGCTGCGCGTCAGCCGGGTCGAACGCGATCACCAGCTCCACCTCGGTTCCTTCCTGTCGCCCGACGACGAAGTCAGCCCACGAGTCACCGTGAGCAGACACGTCGATCAGGTTCCGTTCGGAACCCACCTCGTTGAGGGACATGATCTGGCCGACCGTTACGTAGGTCGAACCTGTTGAGTTCCGCTTGAGGAACCCGTTGAATCCTGCAACCTTAGTCATGACACCCCCCTCCTATGGGAGACGAAGGACGGCGCAAGTGACCGAAGTCAAGAACGAGTTCGTCACCGTGACCTGTCCGTTGGAGTTGTTGAACCGTGTCTGCTCGAACGGCCCGAAAACCTTCTCGGTAGCGTTAGTGACCGAGCCACCGCCGTCATGGTCGAAGCCCTGGTTACACGCCACGACCGAGTCGATACCTACGGTGTCCGGTGAACCACCTGCGTTTTTGATGTAGATCACCGTCTTCCCGTCGTTAGCGAACACGTCAGACGAGGCCACTGCCGAGTACGTCGGCTGGAGCCCCGTGATCAACGAGTTCTGAACCGTCAGCGTTGCCATCTTGCCTCCTTATGCCTCTACCGCTGCCTTGAAGATCGCGGCCATAGAGACCACGACCCCTGGTGCCGCCGCCACAGCCGACTGTTCGCCGTACCGCTGGGCCGACATGTACCGAGTGCCGCTCTGAACGAACCTGTCATAGGGCGCACTTGAGCCGACCTTCGCCGTAGCACCGCTACCGAGTGAGTCCTCTTCGACCGCAAGGAGCGAGACGAGGTTGCCCGTGTCCCTGGGGGCACGAGAGGCCATCTCACGTTGGACGGTCTCACCGCCGGAAGACGCCGCAGGGCCTGCCGCTAGCTCGGCCTGGATACGGACACGCTCGAGCGCCGCCTTGGTCTGAGCTATCCCCAGGATCCGCAGGCCACTAGCCAACTCGCACCGGCCTGAACTGGTCGAGCTCTATCTTCTCCCCCATCGTTAGGAACACCTCTGGTGCGTAACCCGCTGATTCCATCAATGTCGAACCCATCGCCTCAGACGCACTCCGCTCATTCAGCGTGTAGGCCCGAGACGCCGCCTCTAAGCAAATCGTCTTGAGTTGCTTGTAGGCTTCGGTCGCCTCGTCATAGCCGTGGTTATAGGTCACGGTCGCGCCGAGGGACCAGTCCGCACTCGTCGTGACGTTGGGGTTCAGTCCACGGAACAGCTTGCGCTCATCCACCAGCCGGTAGTCCGTGATCGCCACGTTGTTAGACGACACACCGGTAACGGCCGTTACGGGCCGCTCCGGTAGATAGAGCGCTGTATCCCATGTGGGCTCGAAGACCACAACATCAGCTGTGACCGCGGAGAGTTCCTGCTCCGTATAACCCCGAATAAGCGAGGAGGCTAGGTTGAGGAACAGTTGCATCCGAGCTAGGTCGGTTGGCTCCGGGTTACCGATGAGTTGTGATAGCTCCCCCGCGGTAGCGAACGGATCGCTCACTTCTTATCCGCGGCCTTCGCCTTGGGCTTCTCGACCGTCTCTTGTTCGGCGGGTCGCAAGCCACCCGAGCTCTGTGCCTCCGCTACCTTTTCTGAGGGGGATGTCGTATCGGATGGTGAACGGGGGTCAAACTCCCCCTCGGGAACGACCCAGCCCCCGGTTAGTTTGGCGGTGCCGGGGCCCTTGTCGTCCCACTCCCACTCCTCAACATCGCCCTTCTTGACGTACTTACCCTTGGGCTCTGCCATCTGTCCTCCTTAGAGCACCTGTGCTCCGACGGTGACGGAGGTCACCTGGTCGTAGGTCACCGCGATCGAGCGCGAATAGACCCCCGGGTTCAGCGGATACACCACGGTCTTCGACGTTACCGCCGCCTGGGCTGTCCCGTCGATCGTGACCGTCGTGGGGGTGGCTCCAATCGCCACAACAAGGACCGGGGTGCCTGTAACCTGCCATCCACCGGCTGACATGCCAGTCGCTGCGACAGTGTCCCCACCGCCGGATGCCGCCGCCAGGGTCATCCCTGCGCCCTTTGCTGCCACTGTGATAGCTGCCATATCTACCTCCTAGTCGATTCCGGGGAGGGGGCCTTGCGGCCCCCCCGTGTCCAGCGGTCCCCGGAAGCTTGGTTACGTGATGCGGATACCGGACAGGCCAACCGGGCGCAACAGGTGGGTAGCGAAGTACCCGAAGATGTTGAGCTCGATGTTCGCCGGTCCTTGCTTCTCTTCGAACCGGAACTGCAGGAGCGGACTCTCCCACACCCACAGGTCGGAGCGGTTCAGGATGAAGATCTGCGTGTCACCCGCAGCCGTTCCTGTCGCGCCCCATGCCGGGATGAAGTTGAGGCCGTCCACGTTCCAACCCTGGCTCACCGCGTTGCCCGTACCCGTAGCGTTGGTGGGTCCGAGGTACGGGAACAGCGCCCGCTGTGTGGTATCCACCGCAGCAGCCAGTCGACCCGTTGCGCCTGGGCCCATCAGTGCGATGGTGGGCTGTGCGAAACGGGCGAACGTGTACGAGGCCAGCGAGGAACGGATCTGCTTGACGAGCGTCTGGTTATCGGTACCGCCCGCCGTAGTCACGGCCTGTGCACCCGACGGGACGAACCCGGCGGTGATCGTGCCGCCGGCACCGTTCGCGCCGTTGAGGAGCGTGTAGACCTTGACCTCGGTCTGGCGGTTGTAGCTCTCCCGCATCGCCTGAAGTGCGATCTGGTCGATCGCGGGGTTCGAGGCATCGATGACCTCACGGGACAGCACCAGCCGGCCGGACACGGCCTGCGGGGTGACCGTCTTGGTACCGAACGACAGCGAACCGTCGGACGGGTTCGTACCCTCAACATGGTCCGCCGAGCCGGTGGTAACCGATGTGAACGTCGGCACCGTGAACGGCGTAGCGTTGGCGATCGTCCCATTGGATGCCTGCGAGACGAACGGCCGCTCCTGCTGGAGCATCGGCACGTAGAGCTCGGGACGGTATCCCGGTGGGATGACCTGTGAAGCCGTCGTGGTGGTCTGTGGCGCGAAGCTCAACATGCTCTGGTTGACCAACGTCGCCACTTCTTCGGTCTGCTTCTTGTATTTGCGGAGACGGTCGATGGACTCGTCGTCCTTGGCCGTAGCCGCGTACCAGGCGTCACGGACCAATGAGTGGCCGGTACCGTCGAAACGGTAGACCGGCTCCTCGCGGGTAACCGTGTACCTAGCCGCCCTCACCGGACCGCGCTGCGGGTCGCCGATGTTCTCGAGGGCCGTCTTCACGCCCTCGGAGATCGACTCGCCCACGGACTGCGCCATCTCAGCGTTGAGCTTCTGCTGGGAATCCACGATCTTGTTAGCGAGGCCCTGAAGCATCCCGTCGAACCGGGCCTCCGGGGCGTCCGCTTCCATCTCTTGCTTGTCGTCCTGCTTGTCTTCTGCCATTGCTTGTCCCTTCTTGGTTGCCGCCACGCTCGCTACGCGGGCGTCATCGAAGGCCGGGAACGCAGTGAGGGCTACACCGCCGAGCCTTCCGCTTTTCACTAGGCGTACGTCTTCGTCGTCGGGGTCGGGCATCCACCCGTCCTCGTCCTCGAAGTCAACCTCGATAGAGAAACCGTCAAGAACACGGTCCTCGGCCAGAGAGAGCGCCCTGTCTCCCTCGGCTCCACGGGCGACCTTGAACGTGCCATCCAACCCCACCGAGTTGTTCTGGAGGCGGGTGGCTACGGCTACCGCTTCCTTGTGATCATGGGACATGTTGAGCTTGATCCGGCTCACGTCTGACCAACGCAGCGATCCTGGATGAAACCGCCACTTCGCGAAACCGGACCTCGCTACCTTGCCCCACGGCACCAGGACACCGGAGATCGTCCGACGCTCGGGATTGACTCGAAAGTTCACTGCTGATTCAGGGTCGTCGAAGGTAATGCCCTCGACGGACTCAGTCTTGGGTTCGTCAGTCATTCCATAGCCTCCTTCATCTGCGGCTCGGGTTGAGGCAGGCCCTGTGGTGGTACCGCCGGTTTCGGCAGAACCGAGCGCGGTATGTCTGGCCGATCCTCGAGCTCCCGGATCTCCTCGAGCGTGTAGGCCCCCAGCTTGAAGCCGATCTCGGATGCCTCCATACGCCCCTTCGTGTCAGAGCGCACGAAGCC